TTTAAAATCTTGTTGTTCAAATAAGTTCCTCACTTTCCTACCAAAGTTATATGACAATTCTGCCGTATGTGTAGTCTGTATTATCTTTAATTTTGGTTTTTGTCCAAGCATCCATGCAGGAAACAAATGTGAAGCAAACTCTGACTTTGTATGTCTTGGTGGCATATTAACAATTAATCGTTTTATCTTTCCACGTGAAATGTCTTCAAATTTTTTTGCAATAATTTTATGATGTGAACCTGCAATAAATTCTGGCCAAACTTTTTTTACAAAAGTAAGAAAGGTGGAACGGGACTCCTCCGCCATTTTGATTTGCATTTTCCTTAATTCGTATTTTAGGACTTCCGTTGGGATCTCAGATTTTTTCATAAAAAAGTTATATCATAGTTTGTGTTTGTGTAAAACTCAAGCACTAGGATAAACCCCACGACTGACGGGCGAAAAGGGGTGGTGGGGTGTTCGAGATTACTAGATCTAGTTTGAGGTTGGTTGTAAGTACCTAGATGTTGTAGGTGAGGTAGTACCTGCCATCTGAAGCGTACTGGCTGCCTGGTGGCTTCAGGCTCCTGCTGCACCAGGAGTTCCTGGCTGCTGGTGATAAGACGTAAAAAAAGGGGCGAATGATCGCCCCTTCTACCAGCCCTCGAGGGTAACTAGTGTGGTAAGTCAGTAAATATAATTAAGATCTGCATAGCAATACAAATTAATATTAAAGGCAATACTATCTTCATCTTGTTATATACTGTGCCAATCGTTGCATGATCTTAGTTCCCCAATCTTTAACGTACTGAGGTGCATGAGGATCAAGAACAATCGTTTCGACTTCACTTTCTAAAACTTTGTACAAAGCTTTCCAATTAATGTTATCAACATGAGTTGCTCTAACATCATTAGGATTAGGAGTAGTAACTGAACTATTGTCTCTTGGTCTTAAACCAAAAGTCTGCTCTACTACTGCTAAACGTCTGTCTAAATCATTATCTGGCATTTTGATTTCTCCTTTCTAATTAACTTCTTACTCCCATTTTATTCTATACTCAATAACTTTATTTCTTTTTTGTGGATAACTTTTTCGCTTGACTTTCATCAGAAACTACAGACGTCGGGAGAACCACAGCCCCCGTGCTGTGTACCTTCTGTACTATTACTAGGTAAGGCGACCAGAACTGCAATGCAATGGAAATGTAGAAGGGGCGAGTAGGTATCGCCCCTGTATTGTCGACTGAACTAAAGTTGACAATTAGTTATCCGCTTAGGCATTATTGGAACTAAGCGGAAATTCTGAAATCTGCTACTTCATCAATCGTAGCCTTTTTATTTCTTGATACTGTGCTTTCCGATAAAGGCATAGCCTGTATCTGTTTATACTGCGTTGGCACTTTGCATTGATGATACGCAATCTCGCCAAGTTTCTCCTTGACCAACTGCGAGTCGATCTTCGCACCAAGTTTTTGTGATACATGAAGAGAGTAATCCTTCCCATGCAATAGGTTTGCATTTTCACTCATAGACAAATCTATCATCAGTTGTCTGTTGACTTTAATAAAGTCTGCCAGAACTTTCTGCATTGTTAACGCACGACCATACGCATCAACGATAGCTTGTTTATTTCTTTTACTTACACTAGCGGGGCTTTGTTGTGCCTTCTCTAGTACTTCTAATATATTAACAGCTTTTGACATTTTATTTTCCTTTCGTCTTTCTAGTTAATAAGTCTTATATAATCCCATTTCATTAGAAGTCAATAGTTTATTTTATTTTTTTTCCACACGAACTTCAGCTCCCACGCATGGTGCTGCTTGTGTACTATTACTATAGTACCAGGCTCCGCTGCCGCGATGGAATGGAGATGCAGCCTCAGGGCTGCCACGGGATCGTTGTCCAATCTATCTTCCCTACCAGACTGGTCAGCCACGCAGCTGCCAGCAGCGTTACTGCAGCTACCTGCTGCGGGAGCAGCAGGAGCAGCACGATGTAGACGACCAATGTAGCTAAGAGAAAATGTAGCATCAGCCAATCATCTCCTGCATATGAGTCCAGGCTTCAGCGTCCTGGGCCACCAGCACATGCGCGCCGTCTCCCCAGTCCAGGTACCAGTACTCCAAGCGATGTAGTTCTTTGTGTTCGTTAACGTACCCGCGGAGCTCGTCGCTGGGCCCGCCCCAGCTGAACTGCCAACGCCAGTACCCTTCTGGTTGGTCGTTGAATGTATGCGGTTCTACGTAGTCAAAGCCCAGCGCCTCGTATTCAGGGTTCTTCAGGTCTTCCTGTCTATCAATCCACTCCTGCTTCACCAGCTCAGCGCAGGTGGGGTTCTTCTTTATTACTGTTACGGTTTCCATCTTGTTCCTTTCTAATGGGGCTGACGCTCGGATTCCTTATGTACGCTTATCAGCCCCGATGAGAAAGCCTAAGGACTCGCACCCTTCGTGATGACTTTGTCACTTTCTCAGTTACTTATATAGTCCCATCTTATTCGATAGTCAAGACCTAAATCATAATTTATCTTCCACACAACCTTCGTGCCCACGCCCGTGCTGCCAGTCCTGTTACTATAATACCAAAGTTACGTGGGTCGGCAATGCAATGGAAATGCAGACGGCTACCATCTCAGCTTCCCTGGCAGCTGCAGGTGCAGCACCTGAAGATGACTATGGTGATAGGGCTTTTGCCGATGGGCAATGGAAATGCGTACGACCAGCATGCCACCTGGTTCCTGCTGCGGGACCAGCTCCTGATACTATGACTCTGGAACGGCGGGTTTCTGCAATGGGGAATGGAGAATGTAGTCCTGGATCTCAGCCCACGCTGCGGGGGACGCTGGCAGCGCCCAGCATTTACTAGCGTGTTTGGGGGACAATGCGCCAATGGAGGGGACAATGGAGGACGAAAAGATACAGATCAGCCTCTCTCCGAGGATCTGATGCATAATAAAACTTCTCCCACCTTGTCTTGCATGGCTAAAATGCCACGATTTTTGAAAGGGACTTAACTTTGCTTTGTTGACTTTTGTTGACGTCTTGAGTTCCAACCAGAACATTACACCATCTTTACAACCATAGCAGTCTGGCACACCAGGCAGTGCCCAACTCTCAATACGAGTCCAATGAACATCAGACATATTCTGTTTAATGGAGTTCCAAAACTTACTCTCTGGTTTCACTTGAAGATGACAATAAAAAGATAAATAGCCAAACCCCAAAATACAATCTTCTGACCAAAATAGAAAACTATTACACCTAATCCTTCCCACCAAGAAGGTGCAAAGTTCCAACAAAGATTATCTTTAGGTACTCGAACAGTATCTCTGTAAGTAAACTTATGCTTCATGGACACCTCTTCATCAGTTCTATCATCTGATTATAATACAACAACCTAAACTCAAAACTCTCAGCAGTCAACGCTGCACGCCTTAAGTTCTCTACTCTACGCCAAAACAAATCGTCTGTCATAGGTAATGCAGTATACTCATATAAATCTGGTCTAATTAAAACAATCATTCTTCCTCCAATATATCTTCATCAACATCATCAACTAAATACTCTAAAGGTTTAAATCTTACACCCTGTTTTAATTTAAATATCTGAACCTCTCCTGTAATAGAATTTAAAATTTCATTACCATCATCATCAACTTTGTAAAAGGTAATCTCATTTACTAATACTGTCATACTTTCTCCAATTTAACATCATCATAGCCATCTTCGATCCATTGATCGTATGCTTTTTTTGCGTCTTCATAATTAACGTAGTGATCATCACAACCACCAACCCATACTATCCATTTCATACTAATACCTATATGATTCTGCAAGTTCATGCACCATGTCAACAATCTGGTTTAGTTCCACATGAACAACCTTCTCGTTAGCATTTAATAGTTCTCTAACTTCTCTAATAAAATCTTCTTTGCTTTCCATTAATCCTCCTCTTTAACATTGATAACTAATTCTATATTTCTACTAGCATACTCACCATTGACTGTTTCATGCCAATCTTCTAGCAATCGTACTATCTTCTTCAAATCAATAGAAACACCATCAATAGTGCCTATTACAACATTCTTCTTTTCTTTGCCTTTGACCCATTTAGTGCCAATATTATTAACAACATATTTATCTACATGCATAACTTTCTCCTTTTCTTTGCCGAAGGGAACTAGCTCGGCTACTAGAGAACAAATGAATATACAAGACTAACAAGTGCGACCCAGTATATCCACAGTCGCCAGTATTTAGATGCTCTAAAACCTATTTAGTCCCATTCTATTTTATAGTCAAGCTTTATTTTCTAATTCTTTAACTTCTTCAAACGTAGTTTCAATACTGTACTGTTCCTTCAAGTCTTGCAGTTTCTTCTCTACCTCTTCCCTTGACATCGAATCGATCGTGCCTGTAAGAATCTCTTTCTTGTCAACGTACAACCCAGCAATCTGTCCACGCCTGGTCTCCGCAGCTACGGCAGCGTTCCAATTACCTGAAGCAGACGCCTGGTCTCTGATTCTTGCCAATGTAGACAACGATCTTTCTTGTGTGCACCTATACCTGTCAACATTTGCTCTGATCTCTGAATCAATAGCTTTTGCAACGATAGGATACAGCTCAGGGTTCTGAAGACGAGATGCCAGTTCAGTAGCACTCTTTTTGCTGTAACCAGCTTCTATTGCACACTGCGATGCAGACTTCAAGCCCTCTGAATGAACAATCAAAAGAATAAACTTTCTCTGTTTTGGTGTTATTTTAGGGTGAAACAACGCTTCTGACAGTGGTTGTGGTATATATACGTCTTTGTTTTCTTCTTCCATAATGCACCTTTTCAATAGATGTTTTTCTCAAATAATTATTATATTACTAAATATTTCTGAGAAATGCGAGTTTTTTTCGTAAAATATAGATAGTTTGTAACTTGTAAATAGTTGTAAGTTACAAGAAGTTACAAAAAAAGGTAAGTATTCTGCTACTTGTAACCTTGTAACCTTGTAACTTGTATTTTACTAAAAAAATATTTTAAAATAAATTTCTCATAGAAACATCTATAGAGAACGACGTTTATGCAAACATCTTTGGATCTTGACTAACAACTCTTAATGCTTTTTCTAAAGCTTCACGTCCATCAGTCATAATAATCTCCCATTCGGCTGCAGTATATGCTCTATCGTGTTTTGGATTGTAAAATTTTACATTGACATCACCGCAGTGACGACACTTATAAACTTTTCTTACTGGGCTTTCTGGTAGTTGTGTGTACATACCTTTTTATCCTTTGTAACGGAAATAAAACCACATTCTCGGGTAAATTTTCTTTGAAGTATATTGAATCCATGACTTTCATGTTTTCTAATCTATCGTATTGACTCGTGGTCCGTGATGCGAGGATCGCGTCCAGTAAGTCTCTCTGCTTTAATATCTCTTGGTCACTCATAAACACCTGTTTCAGCCCCCACCCAGCGATACTAGTGCAGGGGCTAAATAAACAATTATAATCGTAATTATAATCGAATATGGGATTTAATGCAACAAAATGTGGGGAGTTGACTACTCCTCCCCACATACACTTTGATGATTTAACAGGTTATAATAACACCCTGGTAAGACTAAACCAGGTTTGAGGAACCCTGAACCATCCTCGTCTAAATTTAGGCTTTAAACACAGTGTGTGTAACACCGCTGGAAGCCTCTCCTCAAATTCTAAAAGGGCGGTTCGCCCTTAAACTTTACAACAGGATTACTCTCCCGAAATCGTGTAGTTTTTGAATGATTCGGGGTCCAAGGGCGGTCC